GGAAAGCACACCTACCACCTCTTGAATTAGTTTAACCCAGTTTTAAGTTTGTATATTTTGAGGAACGATAAAAACATTTCGTAACCATCACGAATGGCCTGTTCCGTATGCTCATAGATAGCCACCTCGCTAGTTTCACCATTGATGTATACATTGGCGCACCGTGCTTTGGGCGCTAAAACCTCTCTATACGCTGCTAATTGTAAGGTATGCTCTAAGTAGGGTGTTAAATCACCAGGGCTTTTTTCTGTCGTCTTAAAGTCAATAACGACCCCACCGAAGTCACCTTTTGCTTTGCAATATAAATCGCACTTACCGCCATAGCCTTCTTGATTGACTAGGGACTGCTCTGCAATCCATAACTGTGGCCCAAAATGAGCCGTTATAGCGTCATCTACCTTGCGGACATAGATAGGCATATCAGGCAGGTATTCTTGGTTGTAAAAGCTCTCTATGAAGTCATGTATAAGAGTTCCCCTAGCCATAGCCTCTTGGGATTTCTTTTTAGACAACTCCAATATTTTGGCAATATAGTCTTTTTTTTCTTCTTGCAGACCTCTTGGGTTTTCCGCAGCCGCTTTAATGGCCTCTGTTTGAAGCCATGTATTTAGACCATCTTTAGAAAGTTGCCCATTTATGGTGGACACAGACGGCACTAAAGTACCTGGCGCTGCTTTAGCGTCACGCAAAGTAACATTTCGTTCTTTGCCGTTTTTACCAGTCATGGTGTAGCGTGGTGCGCCAGTTAAGGCGCAGTACCAATGTTGTGACATATTTTCCCCTTTGTACTGCTTAATTAAGTAATTCTAGTATTGCTTCCCTGTCTGCGGCAGAAATACAACAATCTGCACATACTTGTATTACATCACGAAGTACGGCAGCTAAGTCATTGACCTCAAATGCTATTAACTGTCTTTCTTCATCCACTCCAAATGGTTCAGTAGAAATAATGGCTTTGTCGCCAATAACATCTTTGATTTGACTTAGCATATCCATCTCCTAAAACGGTAGGTCTGAATCTACAATTTCATCAGACCCTTTAGGTGTAAATCCTTTAGCCTCTTTTTCTTTGCCAATAGATACGCTAAAGAATTTCCCTTTAGTGCCTTCTTTAACCCACGCAGATAGGTAATGTTCACGGTTATTGACCATAATGCTGCCTGTATAGTCTGGGTGATTCTCGGTGGTTTTTCTGTCATTTTTGAATAGCGAACCGCTACCCTCTTTTGGTACATAGGCCATTAGATTTCCTTTGCTTTTACTACTGGTTTAGGTGACGAAGCGGCATTACCGTCATCGTCTGCTTGTACTACTCCTACTACTGCTGCTAGGGCATAACGCCTCATGTAAGTTAAAGCTGACCCTGCTCCTTGTGGGTCTACTTTGCTGACAGGTACAGACATTTCTTGACTAATCCATTCGCCAGAAATATGAGTAAGAATGGTAGTTAAAGACATAGACTTGTCTAAATCGGAATAAGTCCCAGGGAATTGAGCCACAGCCAAATTATTGTCATCCAAAGGAATACGGCAAGCATCCCAAACAGACTCAAGGTCAGCATATTTACTTTTGAAAAAAGGGTTTGCAGAGTCTTTTTTAGCATGAGTTAATTGCCCTTGTACTGTTGATAGCGCTTTGGCTAAGTTTGCAATGCTTTCAGACTGTTGCATTTTGACCTCCAAAAACATTACCAAAGTCGTCAAATACGGTTTGTAGTAAGACATTGCGTTTAGGTTTGCCACAAGCTGCACGAATAACATCAATGTCATCCTGTGCCATTTCTGTGCCAAATTCCATGTTGTCTAGCGCTATTTCTAAGCGCTCTTCCATTTCCAGCATAAGTTGGTTTAATTCACCCATTTGAATCCCCTTAAATGGCATAGCGAAATTGCTATATACGCATATTAACACAAGAAAACAATAAATGTAAACTGTATGCAAATAAACAACATTTAAGTTAAACTGCGTGAATGGACAGACAATTAAAACTAACCGATACCGCCATAATTGACTTGCTGGGTGGTACTGCAAAGGTAGCAAGAATGTGCAAAGTAGACCCAGCAGCCGTTTCTAATTGGCGCATCAGAGGAATACCAGCCGACAAATATATGCTACTAGGTGCAAGGATTGAAACTGAAAGTCATGGGCTAGTAACTCGCCAAGATTTGTTTCCTAAAAACTTTTGGCTTATATGGCCTGAATTGTTGCCAAAAAACAACGCTTTCATACAAATTGAAGATTAAAAATGACTAGAGTTGTTTGTTGGTTTTCTTGTGGCGCTGCTAGTGCGGTAGCCACTAAATTAGCATTAAGTCATTTTAGGGGGGGGGTATGAGGTCATCATAGTTTATACAGAAGTTATTGAAGAACACCCTGACAATAAGCGTTTTCTTGCCGATTGCGAAAAATGGTTTGGTCAAAAAATACTAATTTTAGGTAATGACCGTTATGAAAGGTCTATTTATAAGACTTTTGAAAAATCAGCTATGAATATTAAAGGTGCAAGCCCATGTACTAGAAAGTTAAAAAAGGATGTTAGACTTAAATTTGAAAAACCTACAGACATTCAAGTATTTGGCTACACAATGGAAGAACAAGACCGCTATGACCGTTTTCTTGACGCTAACAACATTGACGCTATAGCGCCTTTAATTGACAAAGGGCTTAGTAAAGTAGATTGCCTGGCAATGCTTCAAAACGCTGGCATAGAGCTTCCAGTTATGTATAAGCTAGGCTACCATAACAACAACTGTATTGGCTGTGTAAAAGGCGGTAAAGGCTATTGGAATAAGATTAAAGTAGACTTCCCAATACAATTTGACCGCATGGCTAAATTGGAAAGATTTAAAAAACAAACAGTATTAAAAGATGTTTATTTAGATGAGTTACCTGCTGACGCTGGTAATTACCCACAAGAACAAGACATTCAATGCGGTATCTTTTGCCACATGGCAGAAGAAGATTTAAAGATGTAGTACACTCACTTTCCTATCTCGAGGCTCTAACGACATACCAGGGGATAGGATTAACAGCGCTACTGGGGGTAATGGTTGAAACAGCGCAATATAGGTGGCGAAGCTAGTGCCTATACCATGAACGACTGGCGGGTTAAGCGATTCCTCATTGGAAAACTTATGAAGGCTACCTAGGTAGGGCTAGGTACGCTCAAACCTCTTGGAAGTGGTTTTTTAACAACTAAGTATAAATACTAATACAGCTTTTAAAGACTATGGGGCAAACTATAAGTACTCAATATCGAGTGACATTTAAGGGGATTTAAATGAAAGACTTTATAGGTAGTTGTTTATTAGGCGCATTTTTTGCAGCTATGTTTGTTTACGGCATACCTGCTAAAGCGCAAACTTACCCAGTAACAAATGCAATGGGTTACAGTCAAGGCACAGTACAAATTAACGGTAACACCGCACAGTTTGTAAACCCAATGGGTTACACCACTCAGACTGCTACAATATATCCTAACCAAGTCGTAATCACGACACCAAATGGTTATACACAAAGCGTTGTTGGTAATACAGGCTATACAGTACCGCCTAGCCCACCAACACCTATGTCCCCAAGGGTGCTGCAATGACCGCAAATGAATTAGCTGATTGGATAGATGAAGTTAATATTGCTGCTGTTGGTTCAAAAACAATGACCAAAGCATCAAATATGTTGCGTCAATTTGACCTTGCTGAAAGCATTGTTAAGCAACAAAAATTAGAATTAGATGCTTTGCATAAATTAGTTAAAGAGCAAGATAGAAAAATTATTGATTTAGCGTTTAAAAAAGTTTACGCAGAACGCAGTTTTGAATTAAAAGAGCCGTATAACAACGCAGTAGGCAAAACCATTAAAGGTGGCGCTGAATTAGTTTGTGATTCTTTTGTAGATTTTTCCAAATGGATTAGCCCTGTAAAAACTTTAACTGATGATGAAATTTTATGTTTATGGGATTATTGGAGTGGTGAAATCCTTGCTATTGACATTCTTGATTTTGCTGATAAATATAAGCGAGCAATATTGAACGAAGAAGGAATTATTGAATGGCATCAAGAATATTGCAAAAAAATGAATGAAGAGGATGCTAAAAAGGTTAATACCTATAAGTTACAAAACGGCAATCAAATTGATACCTATAAGTATAAAGAACTAACAGATGAGGAAATAAACCAAATATTGAAGCAACATGATTGGTATAGCAAAACTTGGGTAGATATGGTTAGGTCTATTGAATCAACAATACTAAGAAAGGCACAAGAGAAATGAACGCAAATGATTACTTAATGATTTCTGTGTATTTGCTTGGTTGGATTGTTGGGTTCTTTTTTGGTTATTGTTTTAGAAAGGCACGAGGTGATGTTTGATGAATTCTGGTCTTTATATCCACGAAAAATTGCTAAAGCAACTGCAAGAAAAGCCTGGTGCAAATTATCCGCAGAGCAACAACTTATGGCTGCAAAAGCTATTGACGCACATTGCCAATACTGGAGCGCAAAAGAAACCGAGTTAGAATTTATCCCCCATGCAAGCTCATGGCTAAACCAAGAGCGTTGGGAAGATGAATTAGTAATAGAACCCAAGAAAGAAAAGATTGACAAAAAGTGGATGTTTTCTAACGAAGGTATTGAGGCCAAAGCTAGAGAGCTTGGTGTTTTGGGTACTGGCTATGACTCTTACGACAGTCTGAAAAAGAAATGTATGAGCAAGCTAAACATGAGTGCGGTGTAAGGTATTTATGTGCATTACGACACAAATTAGGTTTAAACAAGTTTAGACTTTACATTAGCAAACATAATTTTAACGAACAGCTTTTGCGTGATTTTTATACGCAATATGAATTAGGAAACAGGGGAACATGGGGACATTGGGTTTAATTAAATGGGTAGGGACAATTATTTGTTTGTTAGGCATTGGCCTGACAAGTTTTAATTATTACCCTGCAAACATTTACTTTGGGCTAATTGGAAGCGCTTTATGGACTGCTGCTGCCGTAGCGCAAAAAGACTACGCATTGTTTTTAGTTGAGTTTGTAGCTTTAATTATGTATGCCGCAGGAATAATGTATATATGAAAGTGCTTGTAGCGTGTGAATTTAGCGGCACGGTGCGTGATGCTTTCCTCGGGGGGGGGCACGAAGCTATGAGTTGTGATTTAGAGCCTTGCGAAACCCCAGGGCCTCATTACAAAGGTAATGTTATGGACATTATTGGTGCTGGTTGGGATTTAATGATTGCACACCCACCATGCACACATTTAGCTGTAAGCGGTGCTAGGCATTTTGCTAAAAAACAAGCAGACGGCAGGCAGCAACAAGGTATTGATTTTTTTATGGCGTTGGCTAATTCAAACATACCACGCTATGCTATTGAAAACCCAATAGGAATTATGAGTAGTAAATGGCGAAAACCTGAGCAAATTATTCAACCTTGGGAACATGGTCATAGCGTTACCAAAGCTACTTGTTTATGGCTTAAAAATTTACCGCCATTACGACCAACAAATGTAGTAGACAAAGGCACAATTTGGGTAGCCAAAAGCGGTAAACGCATGAGTCAATGGTATTACGACAGCAGTTGTTTGCCACCAAAAGAAAGGGAAAAAATGCGTAACAAAACATTTCAAGGTATTGCTGATGCTATGGCAGACCAATGGGGTAATTTATGAAAGACTATGACCCAAATGATGCTATTGACTTCATTTTCAAAACAGCGCCTTTATACGCAAAAGCGAAAGGTGAACTCGCTCAGTTCGAGGCGTTTAGGCACTCTCTCAAGGCTATTGAAATGTCTAAATCTACGGCAACCACTATTGGGGCGAAAGAGATGGATGCGTATAAGTCGCAGCCTTACCAAGAGTTATGTGAGGCCATTGGATTGGCGACAGAAGAAGCAGAAGCCCTTAAATGGCAATTAGAAGCCGCTAAGATGCGCTTTGAATTGTTTAGAACACAAGAAGCAAGCAACCGAAACATTGACAGGATGACTAGATGACTGACTACTCTGAAAACTATTTGCGTATACAAAAGTTATTACGCTGTTATCACAATGCTACGCTTAAAAAACAATACGAAAAAGCTACGCTAATAGCCAATGATTTAGCAGATGAAACCATAAAGCTAGAGTTTGCTACCTATGACCAAGTAAGGAAACAATGGCTGAGTTAATGCGTAACGCAAATGCAGCACATAAGGATTATGGGGATTTCAAAGGTGTTATTGAGTCAAACCCTAATTTTGTGCCATGCGATTTAGACGGCATAGTAGAACGCAATGGGCATTTTCTTGTAATGGAATGGAAACGCTTAGGTGAAGAAGTTAGTTTAGGCCAACAGCGTATGCTACAAGCGTTGGCTAAAACCCCTAAGTTTGCGGTTATTATCATGGTTGGTGATACTGATAACGGTGTCAATTTAGACCATTACTGGTTGCTTGATGAAAAAGGCAAACCTTTTAAAAAAGGAAAAGACTTTAATGAATTTAAGCAATTTTATACATTGTGGTATGACTTAGTAAATGACCAAGAATGAAAAGAACGCTCTTAACAAGATTGCCGAACTCGGATGTATTCTCTGTTCCACCATCCTTGGGTTTGAAGGCACTCCGTCAGAACTCCATCATATCCGCAGGTATGGAGGCAAACGGTCTACATCCCCTTGCATCCCACTTTGCCCAGAACACCATCGTGGAAACTCTGGTGTTCACGGATTGGGTGCAAAAGGTTTTGAAAGTAAATGGGGAGTTACCCAGGCGTGGCTCTTGGAGCAAGTCAATAAAAGACTTGGAAAGGTCAATGAGTGAATGATATTTTGTTAGCTTTTGGTGTGTTAGTTATATTACTACCTATACTAGCCGTATGGATAAGCCTACAGTTCTAGGGGGTCAAACCCCAACTCAGACGAGATACGGAGCGCTCTATTACGAAACTCCTTATCGTGGTGAGTCCACTTGTTTGTTCTGTGACGGCTCATGTGGATACATTCATGGCATAAAACACGAATTACCGTGTCAAGATGACCACAACGAGCAGACGAAATAGTAATTGTGTGTTCAAAGTCCTCGCCTGTGTCGTAGGTGTAACTACCCATAACGCCAGGGTCTTTGTCTATAATAAATTCCACTTCTTCTGGCAACGGCATATTCCAGCGATTAAAAGGCTGCATACAATAAATTGCCGAATATAAATTCTGAAGAATAGCTGGAGTTAGTTTCATACTGAATGAATCTTGCCTCTAAACTCAACCTCATCCTCGCCCCATACTCTAATCATTTCAGGCTGAAGCAATTTAGAGCGCTCAAATGAAAGCATTACAAAACCACTATTCCAGTCTTTAGGCGTGTCCTCTGTATAGCTGAACTGTTGCCCATTAGGGTCAGCTAGTGTTCCTGTCTGAACACCCCAGCGTGTGCCGTTGTAGTCGTTAAAAGGTATAGCGGAAAGAACATGGGTGTGTCCTGTAATCATATTGACCCCTGAATTGACAGCGTTGTTTCTACCGCCAGTCCAGCCACCTTTCCAACGATGCTTAATGCAAGTGTCCTCATTTAACCAAACACCCCAACATGGCAACCACATAGGGAAATAGTCTTTTAAGCTAGTGCCAGGTATGCCTTCAAAAGAAGGTAAATTAGCAACAATGTTGGCTTCTAAACGCTGGTCGTGGTTTCCCATAGGAAAAAATAACTTAGCACCAACAGCAGCCGCTTCAATTTCGCCCAAATAATGCTGACAGGCCTCTAATTCTTCTTTCATTGTTGGCAGCTTATTCCAATCGGTGCGTGGAAAACGACTAATAGAAGCCCCATCTAGCGCATCGCCATTGCAAATCACCGCAGTTGGCTTGAACTCTTTAATCATTTCTATAAGCGCTTTAAACGCTGTGGTGGTTTCGTCAGGCCAAAAGTGTGCGTCAGAAAAGACAATGACTCGCCCTTTTTCTATTTCCATGCCTCTGCGAACATTGCCAGGGGTTTGTTGTATTTTCTTTACATATGCAGGGTTTTGGCTATTAAATGTATCTAATACGATACCAAGCCTATTTTCTATTGACCTACGCCTAGCCATTACATTACGAATGGCAATGCCATTGACTTTAGCAAATTCGCTTGGGCTACCAATCTTGTTCCAAGACTCGACCCATTGTTCATCGGTTAAATGATACCCAGCCATTAGATTCCCCTTATACTATAAGTTGCTAAACACTAACATAGAATTATGTCTTATATTAAAAAAGTTGATAAAAATCAGAAGGATGTTGTAAAAGCACTACGAGATTATGGCGCTGATGTTTTCCTTCTACATATGGTTGGTGGAGGAATCCCTGACCTTATGGTGTGCTACGAAGAACAAACCATTTTAATGGAAGTTAAGGATGGAAAGGACAAAAAGCTAACTCCCCAACAAATCACCCTATTTGCTAACTGGAGGGGTGGCCCATTACACAGGGTAAATTCCGTGCAAGAAGCTATAGAAGTGCTAAAATTATATGAACTTTAAAGGTGTCCTATGAATGAAACCAAAAATGTCGCTATGTTTGCCGCTACTTTGTTGCATAGCAGCACTAATACTCATTTCTTTCATTGGAGCACAAATTCTTACTCACAGCATAAAGCTCTGGGCAATTACTATGATGAGATAATTGAACTTGTAGATGACTATGTAGAAGCCTATATGGGCTGCTATGAGCAGATTAAAGAGTTTCCAAGTGTCTATCACCAGCCTAAAGAGCCACTTAAGTACTTGGAATCATTAAAGAATTTCGTGGCAGAAGCCAATAGCGATTTGCCGCAAAAACAAGAATTGATTAATATTGTTGCAGAAATACAACAACTTATTGACTCTACCATCTACAAACTCAAATACCTCAAGTAAGGAAGCATCATGCCAATGGACAAATCAGGCTCGGCTCAATCAGTCGGCAAAAACTACAAGACAGAAGTTGCCGCAGGAAAGCCAAAGAAACAAGCTATGGCGATTGCATTGTCCGAAGAGCGTACCCATGCTAAAGGTAAGCGTAAAGCAATGCTAGAAGAGCAGTATTCTAAGTATGTAAAGGCAAACGCATGAAACACATGACCAGAAGCTACCCACCTGAAAATGCTATGCTTAGGCCGCACAAAGAAAGTACGCTTGAGAAACAACAAAAAAAGCGCCAAGAGCATAACCCACCTTTAGAATTAGCAGAAGGCGGTAAAGGCGAAATGCTTAATAAGAAAGAAAATGCCAGAATGAGGCGTAAAGAAGCATTGTCTAAGGCTATGAACAAGTACCACGACCCTGACATCGTAGGCTAAAGTTCAAAAGTATTTCAAAAAAATTGTGA